TTTGCGCCGTTTGCCCCGGCCCGAGCCACCACCGGACGGCGCTTCGGAGTTTCCCTGAAGCTGCTCCTTGCGCGTTGACCAATTGGCCGTCACACGCGCTGCCGCTGCCCGCACAGCAGCCTCGAAAAGCTCGATTTCCATCCAGTCCGTCGCTTGCTCGACCGAATAAGGAACCGGCTCGCCGTTGTCTTCCAGCCCGGCCCAATTCAGCAGGATCGCATCCACGAGCACGCGCCGATTTATCGCCGCCTCCGCCTCAGGCAGCGGCATTCCGTTTTCTTCCCGCTGATCGTTGGGCAGCATCCGCACAAGGCGACCATAGGCGCTGACAGCGACCGGGCTTTCCATGCTGCGAACGCGCAAGGAAACGTCATCCGGCATTCCTGGCAAGCCGGAAATCCACTCGCCGTCCGCATATGCCTCACTGCGCTTTTTGAGGTCACTGATCTCCATCAGGCAGCGGCCTTAGTCACGATGTTCGAGTTGATCGCGATTGAACCGTTCATCATCTGCACAGTGTTCGAGCTCCCGCCGACCTCGCGAACGTTCGTGACCAGCCCGATGAAATACAGCGTCGTCGGGTTCGTGCCGCCGCTGTCATCGAACTCGATCTTGAAGCCGTAGTTGTCGTTCGTGGCCTCAGCGGCGATCAACGCGTCCTGCCCGCTGTCGCCTCGGATGATGGCGAAGTTATTCTCCATCGTGCCGGCGTCACGCGTGCCTTTCTGCTTGAGGGTGCGGTTCCGGTTGATCAGGCTCGTGGTGATAATTTCCGCTTCGTCACCGACGCCGCCCATGCTTTCCCATCCGTCGATCTCGGTCCAAGTCTCGGTGGAAAAGTCGCCCTCGGCGTAGTCCGCCGACTTCGTGTCGTAGGTGCCTTGGGATATGAAGATTTTCGCCCCGGCAACGGGGATGAGTTCAGCCATTGTTTTGCCCTTTCGCTCAGGTCAGCCGTTCAAAACGGATGCTTACGGGCACCCTCCACCGCCCCTGATCGGGGAGACCGCCCGCGATCTCGGGCGTTTCCGTGACACGAACGGTGTGGCCGTCCGCGTCAGTGATCTTCTGGTCCGTCGGGAAGTGGGCACGGATCACCCCGGCCATTTCCTCGGCCGCACGCACTCCGGACCCCTGCTTACCGCTCACCGTCACTTGCATGATGCCGGGCAGCCGGTGATTGCCGCTGACGGTCAACCGATCAGGCCGGTTGCGGAAAAACTGCACCTCCAGATACAGATCGACCGCCTGCTCATCGAAGCCCGGCTCGACGTTCGGCCACGCCACGTCAGGCACGCCCGACATGCCGGCGAGGCGCTGCATCATCGCCATGCTGGTTTCGGCAGTGCTCATCGCTTCACCTTCGCCGCGTTTTCCTTGACGATGCGCTGCCAGTCCTGCGCCGCGCCGCGGGCGAAGAACCGCCCCGGTCGCCCTTGCGCGCCAAATTCGACATACCGGGCATAGCTGGCCGTCCAGTAGGCGTGGATCGTATCGCCCGCCTCCGCGCCGGCGATGGCCATGACGTAGCTGTCAGCGCCGCTCAGCGCCGTTGACCCGTTCAGCCCGCTCACCAGCGAGTTGCGCAGAAAGCCCGTATCCACCGGCATCCGCCCACCCTGTGCGACAGGCTGCTGCGCTTGAGCGATCAGGTCTTGGGCGGATTGCTTAAACACCGCGTCGAGGCGGCCCTTGTAGTCCAGAACATGCCGGGAAACCTGAGCGGCGAAGTTCTCGACCATCACAGGTTCCCCAGGAAGTCTATCCGCGTCTCCATGTGACAACGGCACTGTATCGTGTCACGCCCCGCTGCCCCCATGCTCGTATCGCCGGGGTGCATCATCGGCAGACCGGTCGCAGGCGAGATGAACGGCTCATCCCACCCGACGCTTTCGCCATGCAGCATCAGGTGGCTTTCCCGCGTGCGCCCGTCGCCCGTCGCCTTCCAGATTTTCCGCACCTGCGAAGCCTGCACGCGCCCGCTGTCGATCAGCTGCTGCATCCCGACGCGCTGCCCGGCGTGGGCCGCATGGATCGTCTCTGTGCGCGCCACGACCTCGCCACGATAGGCCAGAAGGCGGTCCGAGTAGCGCCGCGTCATCTGCCGCACGTCTGCCGCCGCAAGCGGGCGTTCTTCGCGGATCGCCTTCATCACACGCCGGTCATACCTCTTGTCCCTGCGCTCGCGGCTCAGGTAGTTGCGCATCTGCGCCGGATCACCGCTGGCCAGTTCCTCCTGTGCCGATGTGACCCAGCGCGCCTGTTGGCTGGTCAGCCCGATCACGCCACCCTCGCGGTTGCCCGTGGTCCTGTTGATCCGCCCGACCACATCAAGCGCCGTCTGGCGCGGGTTGCGACCTGCGATCTGCCCGGCCTCAAGCGCCAGCCGCACCGCCTCGCGCTGTTCCTCAATGATCTCCGTGATCAGCGTCGAAGACCGCTGCCGCAGCCAATCCTCGGCCCTCGGGTTGCGGCCGTCGAAACCGACCCCGAGTTGCAGGCCGGCGCCCGCGAACTCCACGGCGGCGTTGTTGTTTCCCAAGTCGCCGCCTTCCTCGAACGCATCCCGCAGCGCCCGGCGAAGCGGCTCAAACTGGCTTTCGTCCAGCGGGATGGCCCGCAGCGCCGTGTCAATGTCGCCCCGGCGCAGGGCTTCCTCGACATCCTTAATCGTCGTGCGCCCCCGAATGCGCTGGATCGCCTCCTCAAACGCCCGCCTCATGCGCGGTTCCAGCCGCTCGATCAGCCTGTCGATCCGTTCACGGGGCATTATTCCTGCACGTCCACTTCCCACATGAGCGCGGTGCCGCCCGGAGACAGCGGGCGAACCTCGGCAACCTCGATGAACGGCGTGCTGCTCGTAACGCTTGCCTTGGCCACGCCCACGGCCACACTGTCTCCCTTTTTCGGCGTCACGCCCGCCGCCGTGCTCACGTAAAGCGTCCGCAGCGTCTGCCCGACCAGCGTTCCGTCGCGGTCACGGATGCGCTGGTTCAAGTCAACGGCCGTTACGTCCGCATCGGTTGTCGTCTGCACCGGGTCGAACTCAGGTCCGATGTTCGTGATCTTACGCAGCGTGCAGGTCTGCCCGAACCGGGCCAGAAGCCGCTCGGCTGTTGCCTTGGGACGGGCATAGTCGAAGGTCATGCGCGCATCAGGAACTTGGTGCTGCGCGCGGTCTGAAACAGCGGAGCAAGGATTTCGTCCACTGCTGTCAGGATCGGGCGCTGCCCCTCGACAGACGCAATGCCGGCGTATTCCGTGCTGATCGGCCCGACGCTTTCGCTTGTAACCGTATCCCCGAGCGTCACGTCAGGCGATAGCGTCGTGCCCGCCACCTCTCGGCGCGTGGCCTCTGCTTGGGCGTTCTTGACCTCGGCCGGGATCGTATCCAGCGGGATCGCCTCGCCCTCCACGTCTTGCGCCCACGACCTTGGCCACTCACGCGCCTGAGGTGCCTCGGACGCCCGCCCATATTGACGGTATCCGGGAAAACTCCGGCGATACCGGCCATCCAGCCATGCGGTCGCCCGGCGCGCGGCCTGCTCAATGTCCGTATCGCTGTAGGCGGAATAGTCGAATCCAATGCCGTCCCAGTAATACTTGATCTCGGCAAGACTGGCATAGCTATCGGCTGACGCACCTCCAGGCGTAACGGTTAGGGTCATTCACGGCCGCCTTTCGGCTTGGGCGGGCGGCCCGGTCCTTTTGGCTTTTCCTGCGCCCGAGGATCGTCAGCATTGACGATCTTCTTCTTGCCGTTGACCGTTATTTCTGCTGTTTTGATCCGCGCCATCAGTATGCCACCACAATGTCTGTCGCCGTCGTGCCGGCGGCCAGCACTCGCACAAAACCGACGTGCGGGTGGAGCACACCCGCAGCGCACGCCGGCCATGTCACCGTGCTACCGTCTTCATATTCCAGCGCTACATCTCCAGCACCGCCACACTGAAAACCTCGCGTTGGCCTTGAAATGCGCGCCGTATCACTCGGCGTCCACGTTTCGCCCCCGACAGCCCCTTGAGTTTGCTTTGTCATTCCGGCCTCCGTTGCCTGCCCTTTGAGTGGGGGCCGGTAGCCCGGCCCCGCACCAACAATCAGCCCATCAGCGTGGCGATGAACTCGTCTTTCCATGCCTTCACGCCATACAGCGTGGTGATGTCAAACATCACCTTGCCGTAACCGCGATACACAGCGATCTCGTAGACAAGGCCAGAGAACGGGTCTTGAACCGTCAGGCGGTCATCGGCGGCGTCCCCGCCCTGCGGCTGCGCCGGCGGGCGCGCGACGAGCTCCACGGCATTGCGGTGGAACGCCACGTTGCCGGTGTAGCTGTCGCCG